CCCGAGTCCGAGCCTGAGCCTGAGCCCGAAGACGTCGAGCTCGCCCCGAAGCCTCCGGCCGATTTGCTCTATGAGCCGCCGCCGAGCTTCGACGATGAAGAGGAGGTGGCATCCGATGACTGAGCAGATCCGATGGCGCGGCGCGGATTACGTCGTCCTGGCCGGAGAGGAGCCGGTCCGAGTTGGTGGCCAGGTGTTCTTTCCTGGGCTGCGGTACACCCCGACGTCTGCGGTCGTGCAGGCCCACCCTGGTCTGTTCCAGGCCGTGATGCCCGAGGAGCTGACCGAAGAGCCGGAAGAGGTCGCGGAGCCGCTGGAGCGGCTTGGAGACCCCGAGGAGTAAAGCGTGCCGAACCTGACGAACACGCTCCAGCCGATCAACCTGTCCACGGCCGCCAGGATCATCGCCAAGATGGATCTGTCGGATGCCGGCGACAGTCGCACCGCGTTCATCGAGTCGATGATCGAGGAGGTGAGCACACAGATCGGCCAGTATCTTGGCCTCCACCTTCTACAGGCCGAGAGGACGGAGCGCTACGAGGTCAGGAAGTTTGCGAAGACGTTCTCGCTGGACGCTGTGGCGATCACGGGTACGCCCACGCTCAAGGTTGCGAGGATCCCCAGTGACCTAGCGAGCGCAACGGCGGAGACGCTAGACACGACGTATCGTTTGGATCGGCGCACCGGGACGCTGACTCTGTTCGGCCAGCAGCCCTATGACCCAGCCTTCGTCGAGGTGACCTACACAGGGGGGTACTTCGCCGCCACCGGCGAGATCGGCACGAAGCACGAGTGGCTGACCAACGCTGCGGAGATGCAGGTGCTCTATCGCCTCCAGCGCCAGGACGCACTGGGGGGCAACGTGGACACGTCGCAGGGCGGCGGCACGAGCTTCAGCGCGGGAGAGTACGGATTGCTCCAGAACGTGCGGCGATCTTTGCAGGCGCATCGCAGGGTCATCGTCTGATGCCGCTCGAGATGGACAGCGAGAAGCTCCGGCAGGCGCTCGACAAGGTTCCGAGGCTGCTCAACGTCTCCGTCAAGGAGGGGCTGAGGAAGATCGGCATGGACTTCGAGAACGCCATGCAGGAGCGATTTCGCGGTCAGCTTTCGGGACCGTGGAAGCGGAACCAAGGCGACACATTGGCGAACAGGCAGGGCAGCCTCCGGCGCAGCATCCGAACACCGGTCACGGGTTCGACGCTTTCAAACATGAGGCTCCGTGCAACTGTAGGCGACGCGATATCGGCCCCGTACGCCAGGATCCAAGAAGAGGGTGGCACAGTCAGGCCGAAGAAGGCTGGCGGGTTCCTGACGGTGCCGATGCCGGACAACCTCACACCGACCGGGAGAACGAAGACGCAGCGGCCTCGCAGTGACCCCAGCATCTTCGTGACGCGCGTAAAGGGAAATGCCTACCTCGTGCGGAAGAGTGCAGGCGGTGAGGGCCTCGAGTTCCTGTTCTTGCTCAAGAAGCAGGTCAAGATCAAGCCGCGTCTGGGGTTCAAAGAGACCTGGTTCAGCGAAGGCAATGCGAAGAGCATCCAAACGACGCTCCAGCGTCGCGTCGATAAGACCTTGAAGGTCGCGGGGCTGCTGTGACGTTCCTTCGCCTTGCTTACCCTGGAGCGGGCACTGACCGCGGCTATGCCGGCGAGCTCGCGCCGGAGACTCAGCGGCTGGTCCGGAGGGCCGGTGTCGTCACGTCGGATGATAGCGACGGCCCGGTCTTCGGTCGGAGCATCTTCGACACGCCCAAGCGCCAGTATCTTCTCGGTTGGAGATCTCTTTCGCACGAGGAGGCGCGCAGCATCTACACGCTGTGGGAAGACGCGGGGCGCGGCACCCTGCCTCTGTACTACGTCCCCGACGACGGCGAGGACCCCGTGACCGTCCTCGGCCCAGACGCGCCGCGGATCGCGTACCTCTCGGCGAACGTGGCATCTGTGGAGTGGCAACTGACGGAGCAGCGCTGATGCCCTACGCCAACAGCACCACGAAACGCAGCCAAGTCCTGGCGCAGCTCCACGCGAACCTCGAGGCGATTGCACCGCCGACGAACAGCATCGAAGTCAAGCGCGTGCTGACGTACCAGGCGCAGCGCCTTGTCCTCGGAGGGCAGAATCCTGCAATCGCAATCGTGCCAGTCAGCGACTCGAGGCTGCGCGCGCTGACCTGCGACAGCGACGAGTACCAGATGACCGCGCAGATCATCGGAGTCATGCGCGTGGACGCGAGCGCGAACGCCTGGAAGGATAAGATCAGCCTTCTTGCAGGCGACATCCAGCAGACCATCGCCAATGACCGCCAACTTAGCGGCAAGGCGATCTACGTCGAGGTGGAGAACCTCGACATCTCTGACGCCAGCACCGAGGGCTCGCGTACCTTGGCCGTTTGCGTCGTCACCGCCTCAATCGTGTACCGCGTCGGGGTCTCCGACGTCACAACCTAACCGGAGCCGACTATGCCCCTCCTGACCAGAAAGAAGGTCCTGACCGCTGACCAGCACCGTGTCTCTGCGCTGCCTGCCGGTATCGGCAACGGGACTGCGGCCACAAACATCCCCCTCGACGCCGTGGCGACAATTGACGCCGAGCGGATCGACCGCAACTTCGCCACGGCGTCGCTGACGGCGATCAAGGATCTCGCCGGACAGAAAGCCGTGGATTTCACCTTCGGGCTCGAGATGCGCGGCAGCAACAATGGCACGGCAGAGCCGGACTGGGCCAAGGTGCTCGAAAGCTGTGGATTCCAAGGCGAGGCGATCCAGTCCATGGACATCGGGGCGATCAGCGCGGGCGGAGCCGGCTCAACGACGTTCCGGCACCTCGAGACGATCACTGGGGGCACCACGGGCACTACCGCCACCGTGGTCATGGACACTCACAACGGGGCGTCTGAGGTGTTCTTCTTCGACGAGACGGGCGCCGGGTTCAACGGCACGGAGGTCATCACCGGGAGCGACAGCGGCGCGACTGCGACGACGAGCAGCAGCCCGAGCTCTGAGGGCTACGCCTACTGGCCTGCAAGTCAGGTGGAGAAGGTGATCCTGTTCGATGCGACTGGTCTCACGGATGCTCTCGCGGTAGGGGATCTGATCGAAGGTCTGACGTCTGGCGCTCGAGGCATCGTGACGAAGGCAGCCAGCCCGAGCACGAACACCGTGGTCGAGTACAAGCCGGTCCGCGGGACGTTCACGGTCGGCGAGACCATGCAGCGCATTAGCCCGAACGCGGACGCAGACATCGGGGATCTCAACGGGTCGAACACTGGCGAGTCGTTCGACCTCATGCCCCCGCTGGCCCTGCGACTCTACACGGATGGCAAGTCGATCACGGGGCGCCAGTGCCGCGGGAATGTGTCCTTCAATCTCGAGGTGAACCGCCCGGTCCGGATGGACTTCACATTCCGGGGCACGCTGGACAGCGTGGCCGACACTCCGCTGCTCACGGGGATCGACTACGAGAACACCGACCCGCCTCTCTGGGAGACCAGCAGCATCGGCTACGCCGACAACGAGACAGCAGGCGACCAAGCAGAGTCCGCGGAATTGGACCCGTGCCTGAAGACCCTGACGATGGACATGGGAAACCAGCTTGTGGACCGCAAGTGCGCTGGGGCCGCAGACGGCCTCGTCGAGGTTTACATCTCCGCCCGCGACGGCTCGGGCACGATGAACGTCGAGGACGCGCTCGAGGCCGACATCGGCTGGCTCACGCGGATCCAGGACAACAAGTGCGTCCGGTTGCGCTGCTCTGTGGGCGCGACGGATGGGAACCGATTCACGTTCTCCATGCCCGGGATCCAGTTCACTCAGCACAGCGAGGGCGACACGGACGGGATCGTGACGCAGGACATGACGTTCCGGCTCACGGGCGGGAACCTGTTCGACCTGAACAGCCCGACCAACCTGACTTCGATCGGAGGGGACAACGAGATCGTCCTCGTCTACCATACCTCGTGACCGCACGGGGGCGCTGCTAGACGCCCCCCAGGACAGCGGCAGGCCAGATGGGAGCGCCTGCTGCTGTCTGCCCCTTCAAGCTCCCAGCCCAAGCTCCCAAGCATGATTATCACCAGACCCCGAGGACGCCGTGAATACGTCCTCGAAGAAGAGCGCGACTTCCCTGAGAACCAACAGACCAAGTTCCTCCTCGACGACCTGAAGGAGAAGGATCGCGTCCGGATCATGGACGCGCTCCAGATCCAGATCAGCGACGGGGAGGGCAGCATCGGAGGGGTTGGCCAGCGCGTCTACATCGCGTGCAAGGCTGGACTGAAGGGCTGGGTCAACCTCAGCGACGAGAAGGGAAAAGAGGTCGAGTGCCCTCTCGACTCGAAAGGCGAGATCACGGACGAGGGCTTGGCTCTACTGCCGTGGGAAGCGAAGCGGGAGATCATGGACGCCATCCTCGAGGACACCTTCCTGACGGAGGAGGACAAGGGAAAGTGAGAGCCGTGGCGCGTGGCCTCTTCCTCGAGACGCTTCCGGCGTGCCCGGAAGCGTGTGGGGGGCCGCACGCTTGCCTCGACCTGCTGCCAGAGGCAAAGAGGCGCCACCGAGCGCGCCACGGCTGCGACGAGCCGATTCGAGATGGGCAGCGGTCGCACTACGCGATCCGCTGCCCACGGTGCGACGGTGCTGCGGCGTACGGCACGGAGTGCGGCGCGTGCTCTGACGAAAGCCCTGGCTTCATGCACATGCGGAGATGCCCCGCGTCGCAAGCCA